AATGTGTTCTTCAAAGAGCGGTCTATTCTCGGGAGGATAATCTCCGGTTTCCATATGTTCAGTATGCTTAGGTATGTGGTCTGAATGAATGTCGTGATTTCCTGGTTTTAGGCTGTGTCCAGCCCCCAGAATAACCTCGTTCTCAAGTTCAGGCGGGATCGAATAGTCGGTATCTGACGTGTCTTTTATGAATTTGTCCGGGTCTTTCACGCCTGCCCGGCTCCATATCTCCCTTAAAACAGCAGGTATCTCAGAAATCTGCAGAAAGGCTGGATTACCCGAAACAATCTGTGCTGCGTGCAGGAATTGATTGTCTCTTAACTGTTTATTACCGAAAAACTTCGTGCCTACCGGTCGAACGTCAAACGATGCCCGGTGAAGAATATCCATCCGCCCAGTTTTCTTAAACTCATATCCCTTCCTACCTAAAATTCTGTATTTGCGTGCATCGGTCAGGTGAAGAAGATTCAGATTGTAGGTCATATTAACTATGTCAACTATGTTCCGCTCCTCGAATCGGGTAGACACATCTCCGATCATGGTCTCGGTGCCCTGTGCTACCAACCCCGCTTCAGTTGCCGTCCTTCTGCCCTGCCGGAAAGAAGCCATTGCATTTTCCGAAATCCGTGTTACCTTCTCAGTTATGTGTAAATTAAAGTTGATGTCCTGAAGGATGTTTTGGGTGGTATCAGGTGGTCGGGCAAAATGTATGGCTTTTGAAGGATCACCTTGGTTGATAACAAAAGTCCTACCTGGCCACATCCGCCAATCTTTTTTCATCGTCGCACCAAACAGAGCTTTGTTGATAATGGTTATTGAATTGACTATGGCATTGATATTATCCCGTCTGAGCCGGATCAGTTGGTTAATGTCGATCTGAAGCATCTCCATGCCTTCTAAGAGCCCAATTCCTGCCCACTGATGGTCAGGTTGACAATAAGCCCCCTTTGTAAAGGGATAACCAGGCATGGGTCTTTTGCGAACCACCCACTTGTTGTTAGCTATAACAACTACAGCATCTGGCGTATAGTAGTTCTTCAGTTGCACCAGATCAGCTTCCTGCTGTTTGGTGTAATCATCCTTGCCTTGAGTCTCTTGTGAGGCTTTCAATCCTGGATAGGAATTTGGTTTGATCTTTCCTACGTTTCGATATATCCCGAATGGATTGTCTTCGGTCTTTTCCAGCTTTTTCATCTCCCCGATGTTTGTCTCTTGGAGATAAATGAAGTAGCGGGCATTATCAAAATCAGTCGATCTGGGATCAGGGTAGCACATAAGGGTGTTAAGAACCTCGAAGTCGGGTCGGTCGGTAGCATCCATCTTGGGAATCATCTGAACTTTCATAACCTTTCGAGGCCATCTCCAGTGAAGCAGTTTGACAAATTCCCTTTCTTGTGTCACATAAGGCACGTACCCCCTCTTAACCAGCCAACCGCTTCTTCCCACCACAAAATCATACAGACAGGCTTGGAACAGAAACTCGTCCTCGAACTTAGCCTTCAGGTTCATCTGTCCCCGACCGCTTTGAAACTGGAATAAATCTTGGTAGGCAGATGAGTGCCCTTCATCCTCTTTTTCTTGTGGGGTAATGTGAACACAGGGCTCCTGAGAAAACATGCTACCAGAAACCATAGATCTGGCGGTGTCTACATAAGCCCTGCCAATGGGGAGATAATTTTTAGCCCGCACGGAGGTGTCCGATTCGGGTTGCTCTTTCTTGGGAGTTGCGGGAACGTCCTCTTTCTGAAAATATATCTTGCGGTATCTGCGGTTTCTTGCCGTAGGCTCTATGCGTGCGTTCTCCGCAATAGTATAATCAGCCCCAACCAGACCAATTATCTCGTCATCGGGCATCTCTAAAATCTTTTCCCGATCTCTTCTTTTGATTGTATCTTCAGCCATTCTTAATCCTCTATGAATGCAGTCACAGAATTTCTCCGATAAACCGGCTCAACGTCGTATATGTCAGTCTGCGGTCCTTCACCGGTAAGCAAGAAAATCCCAGCCGCCGTATGGGAAGCCGCATCCATTAAGTGGTCGTAGTAACCATCCTTGACAACCTCATCCGCCCTCGCCTCTTTAGGACTTCTATGATAGCCGCCTTGTAGTGCCTCGATACAAATGTGACAGGACGGGTCAACCAGCATTCCGTACTGTCCATCAGCCCGTAGCATCATCTGCTTGCTGATAATGTCAATTCGATCCTGAACCCCACCAAGCGGGGGAACTATGGGAGCAAGACTGAACTTGTTTTGGGCTATCTGCAGGAAAGATAACTCATCGTCTTTTCGTGAAACATCCGACTCTATTTTGGTATCAGGCGGGAAATAATCGATCACCAGAGCATTGGGAAACTTCGCCATAGTTATCTCTATGCAGTGTGGTATAAAATCCCATGCACTTATTTCCGTCCCCAATTCCTCACGTAACCACAACCATCTTTTTAGATTATCAATACAACTCCAATGGCACGCCGGATGTGCCCGTCCCCTGTCCCACCCCCGATAGATTATCAACTCAGGATGCCACTTAAGTTTTTTAACCTGACGCATGGTGAAGTCAGGATATACCGGTCTGCCCGCTCCGGCAGACCAGTCGATCTCCATTTCCCGCTTCCATCCCTCCGTAGGCATCCCCGCCTTTGCCTGCTCAATATATTTCTTCCCCTTCGGCGTATCAGGGTCTTTATCCGGATCAGCCGAATAGTGAAGCCGAATCACGTTGAAACGGTTCTCTTTGTTTTTCCAGTGCGTTAAACCTTTCATTTTTCCTCAATAAAAAAAGCCCCATCCGATGAAGCTTTAAACTCCACCGAACGGGGCTATCTTTCCGTCGACTCGCCCTTACAAAAAAGCTATGTCAAAAAACTATCCTATTTTTTTATCTCCTTGAAAATGAATACAACCAAAATTTACACCAGTCCATATATGAGATTCGTGCGGAACTTTATCATAGGTAAGCATAATAATATCTGTCTCTCTTGTATCTTCGTTAGCGGGAACTTCCCAAAGCTTACCCGATTGACATGTTCCATAATAACCCCGAAGAAATAAACCTGTATTTCCACCAGATTTCCAAAATTGACAGTCTTTACATTTCCCCATCTTTTTTTATTTTCTCCTCTTTCCTCTGCTCCGTCACATCCTGCAACCTTACCTGTCCATCCTGAATCACCGTATAAACCTTCCACTTTCCTTCAGGCGGTATCTCCACATCAAAATACGAGTTCTTGGCTATAATCTGTGAAAGGGTCATCAGCCTCCCCTTACGTAAATCGTAAGTCGTTCCCCAATTTTGTAAGTAATCGGGAACGCCCAACCACCGGATTTCTTCAAAATATCAAGAAACTCCTGTGTGACAACCACCTCAAAAGGTCGGGGGAGGAGTTCTGGTTTTAATGGCAAAAGCACTTTATCCATATCAATTCCTATGCTCCCAAATAAAGCGTTTCAAGCATTGTCGAGTAAAAACCAACGCACGTAAATTCTTGAAAGATTTTATAATCTTTGGTGAAGGCGCAGTTGTAAAAATAATCTCGCTAAGATTGTTCTTAAATGATTCTAAGTTCACCCCTACTCCTTCAGCCAAATGGTTGCTCTATATTTCAGCGCAGGGAAAAGCTCGGTGCGTGAATGATAGGTCTTAGCCCAGAATTGCACCAGTTTCATCATGCCCAGTGTCCCGTTGTTGCCAGTAAGAGTATCAACGTGCACTGGATCGAATATCACCAAAACACTATCTAAGGTCGTCCGAGTCCAGGTATTTCCATAAGGATTGGTGGCAAAACAATAAGTTACAGTATCGTGACCAGTGCTACCTGCGTATTTCGCCACTGCCCGCTGGGTTGCCCAACTCGGTGTACCCAGTTTGTAAAACTGTTGCTCGGTAGTATCACCGAAAACAATTCCCAACCGTAGTGTATCCGAAAAAACCGTATTCAAAGATTCCTTGACAACAACGGTAAATACAAGTGAGTCTATGGTTCCAGGGCTTTCAGCTATCGGACCGTCAAGACCCAACACCAACAGCGAATCCTTGGCGGAGACAGATACGAAATCATCCCAGTCGGTAGACCCTATGGCTTCGTCAATCTCCGTCTCCCACGAATCATCACCATTCGTAGCCCACCAGTCTCTAAGGGAATCTCCCAGAGTAGCGTAGCAATCACCAGCCACCGTATTGGTCATGGTCGTATCCGTTGCAAAGATCGTGGTCATATGGGTTCTCAATCTTAACCACGCATACTTCTGCCACCAATACTCCGGGCTTTCGGTCGTATCCACCAGAGCAACCCACTTTATAGCCTTTGGACAATCGGGAAAATCTATACAGGTATCGAAAAGAGTACCATTGGTAATCTGAGTAGCAGCAACCGTAGCTATCAACGAATCCACATGTCCATAGTAACCTGTCCACAAATCCACCAAGAGGGAATCGTTCAAGGTGGTATCGGCCTGAATTGTAGTAACTTCGATGCCCAGATAGCTATACTGGGTCAAGTTTATTCCGGTAATGTTGGGGATGTTCACACTGTCCCCGCCACTACTTACGTCCCGAACCTCATGGCCTGGATGCCAAAAAGTGTCTATTGGGTCTGTGGTTGTCCCAAAATAGACCATATAAGCCCCGTGTTCGCCCTGCTCGCCCATATATTGGGCTTTACAGTCGACAGCCAATCCACAACTAACGGCCAAAGCCACTAAAAACACCAAAATCCGCTTCATTTTACCCCCTTTTTTAAGATATATAGAGCTTCAAAACGCTTAACCCAGCGAATCGCCAATTCCTTTCTAAGTTTTTTAAGATGGTTATGCAATGCCATCCTTCTTTTTGGGTCTTCATTTGGATTAAAGGAACAAAAATGGAGTGAATCAAATTTCTCACTGTTCGTCATGGACTAACCTCTTGAAAAAAGTCGCCGTCCGTGGCGTGCCAACGCCGGTGAAGCTCCCACCACCGTCAATCGTCGGCTTGCTCGCTATAAAACCCTGTTCAGCCTCAATCTGTAAAGCCAGCTCGTCTGAAAAAATCTTAGAAGCGGTTTCCTGAACGATGGCATCTGCTCCCTGCGGAACACCCTTGATTACCGAATCCATAGATGGAAACCTTAACCGACAATAAGTGTATTTAGCCCTTGGTTTATACGGCTTACCTGGCAATTTTCCCCAGGTGAAATATGACCGTTGAACCAATTCATCCGCCTTCTCCTCTTTCTCCGATTGATAAAAGTTCTTCCGCCCACGATTAGTCATAGCATCCCAGAGATGTAGAGAAGTAAAAATCCAAGTTACCAACATCTGGCGTGATTTCGCCACCAACAACAAAGGACACTTCTGCCAAGCCCTTACCAGAAACTTGATATACCGCTTATCAGGTATCAGTTTGATCGGGTTAATCGGATCGTGCTGATCCAGAGTGTAACAAAACGTGGTGAGAAAGTGATAGGGGTCTAAAAGACCCTTCAGCCACTCCAAGCCTAAACGCTCCGAATCCCAATCCATCCAGTGAGGACGTATAATCACTGTCTCTCCTCTGGTTGCCACAACCGCAAAATTACTCGTCTGTCCTCAGCCCCAAGCCCCGAGTCTCTACTCTCGCCAAAAGTTATACAAGAAATCCGGTCGAGGGAAATCCCCCACCGGACAACTAAATATCTCTGAGCCTCCTCCGCACGATTCCTGCCTAAATCCAGATTGTATTTTTCCGATCCAATCCGGCAGGTGTGTCCTTCTATGGTCAGCTTAAACTCTGGTTGAGAGACAAGCCTTTCTCCAGTCTCATCCAAAATTTTAATCGAGGTTTCCGAAAGAGAGTATTCGTCAAAGTTAAAGTGAATCTCCTCTTCTGAAAAAACCTCATACCGGGTAATACTAACCTTCCACAAGACATGATCGGCAATAGCTAAGGCTCTGCCAGACTCTATCTCCACAGCCTCGAGACGCTCCTCAAAGCTGTCAACCGTAGACTGTTGACTGTGGACAGCTTTCCGAATCTCATCTCTAACAAAAGACCTGGTAGCACAACTACATAACAAAACCGAAAGTAAAGAAATTAAGAATAGTCTCATAATTTTATCCTTTCAACTCTTACTTTAACCTTTGTGCCAGACAACCATTTGTCAGTTCTTGTATGTGCGGGAATAAGGATAAAGTCCCCATTAACATCACACAGAATTTCCGACTCAAAATAGTCGATGTGGTCTTCATCCAACATCATAAGTTCAGTGGCAGTCAACCTTGTCTTCTCCAAATAATCAGTCAACTCGGTCAATTCCTTGTCTGAGGTGGGCTCTTCTTTAGCCTTAGCCATAAGCTAAACCCCCAATTTCTTGCGCCATGCCTTAGCCCAGACCTTAATTTCCTCAATACTTCCACTATCCTCCTGTTTGGCAGATTCTTCAAGCAAGAGAGTCAAGGAACGAATGGTGGCACTGTTTAGGTCAAGCTCATACTTTCCCAATGCTGAACGAAGACCTGTGCGATGCTCGGAAAGCATACTGCCGTTAAGCTCAGCATAAGTCAAAAAGGGAATCAGATGCTCACGGAGCTCAAGGATAAGAATAATCTTTCCACTCTTCTTGACCTGTTTCTTCTTAGCCATAATGTCTCCTGTTTAAAAGATGAAACTCAAAAACTGAGTAAAATTTGTTAGAGTGACATATATATTACATCAACGGGGGGGTGGGTGTCGGGTGGTTCGCCCCTGTATCCTGGTCGCCCCTCAGTCACTCTGTCTCCTCATCTGCCACTTTGGCAGTCCCTGCCTTCTTCTTCATCTCCTCAAGCTTCTTGTTGACTGCCTGTAAATCAGCCTTACTCGCCAACGCTTCAAATGGGTTGTCACCATCCAACGTAAGAGAACCCTTGAAGCCTTCTATCTCCGTTCTACGCAAAGCTGAGTTGTCCATGAGCAATCGTTCACTTGCCTTTGGTTCTATGTAACCTTCTACACGTAACCGGTCTCGTTGCTCCTCTAACTCTCTCAACCTAACATACTTAGAAGAGGAAGCTAAACGATCCAGTTGACCTTGCAGGGCTCTACGTTTTTCAAGGATTCGTTCTTTCTTGGTCCGTTGGTAGTAATCTACGCCATCAATCGACAGCTCGATATCATACTCTTTCCTTAATCGCTCCTGAACCTGTTTGGGTTTATAACCTTCAGCGAGCTGTTGAAGAACATATTCTTGATGTTCGGGCTCAAGCTTTGAAGCATTCTTGGAACCTTCTGCCATGTAGACGGATTCTGCCATTATGACATGCTCTCCTATGATGCACTGTTTTTGTGCATTCATGGTTGCTACGTGGGATGTTTGTATAATGTTTGCACAATCTTTAAAAAAGGGGGCTTATCTACGACAATAATTGAAGGTCTTACGACCAGTTTGTTGGGCTTCAATTAAGATAAGCCCCATGATTTAGGCATAGTTGACCCTTTACTAAAAAAAGGGGTTTTTTGAAATATCCGGTTATGATTTGTTCAGGGCTTGATGTCCTGAACTGCAATGATACCGAGCCATTATCCAGCTTTATGCAGTGGCTGGTTTATCACGTTCCCTGTGCAACCGGGCGAAGGAAACGAACGGAGAGGGTCGATGTTTTGCCTGTATAGTCGTATCAGCTCCGGGCAACGCTCAGCTCCTGAGCTTTGTCGGTTCGTGAGACGGTTCAAAATATAGAGCCCCCAAA